CGTTGACGTGGAACTGGTTGACCGTCTTGAGGACAAACTGCGTCTGATTGACTTGTGTTTCACCCGTGCGTTTGACGCTAAGGTGAACTTCAATGACATTGCATACCAGGTACGAACCTGGGACGCTATCATCTACAACTATCTTCTTAAGAAGAATATTGTGATTCCTCAGAAGGAACGCAATAGTAAGAGTGAAAAGTATGCGGGTGCGTTCGTAAAAGAACCCATCCCAGGTGCATACGAGTGGGTAGTCAACTTTGACCTTAACTCACTGTACCCTCACCTGATTATGCAGTACAATATCTCACCAGAGACTTTGATTGAACAACGTCACCCCAGTGTGACTGTCGATAAAGTTCTGAAGAAAGAACTTACCTTTGAGATGTATAAAGACAGTGCGGTTTGTGCTAATGGTGCAATGTATCGCAAGGATGTCCGTGGGTTCCTACCAGAACTTATGGAGAAGATGTATAGTGAACGTGTTATCTTCAAGAAGAAGATGATCGAGGCGAAGAAAGCCTATGAGAAGACTCCTACCAAAGCATTGGAGAAAGAGATTTCACGTTGTGACAATATTCAGATGGCTAAAAAGATTGCACTGAACTCTGCTTATGGTGCGATTGGTAATGAGTATTTCCGATACTACAAACTTGCAAATGCAGAGGCGATCACTTTATCGGGACAGGTATCGATTCAGTGGATCGAAGAGAAGATGAATAGTTACCTGAACAAAGTTTTGAAATCTGATGGAGTAGATTATGTCATTGCTATTGATACCGATTCCATTTATCTTAATATGGGTCCTTTTGTTGACGCTGTATTCAAGGGTAGAGAGGCTTCTACTGAAGAGATTGTTAATTTCCTTGATAAGGTCAGTCACATGGAACTTGAAAAGTATATTGAGAGTTCTTACGAAGAATTGGCCAACTACCTCAACGCCTACGAAAACAAAATGGTGATGAAACGCGAGAACATCGCGGAACGTGGTATTTGGACTGGTAAGAAACGTTATATCCTTCGTGTGTGGGACAGTGAAGGTGTTCGTTATGAGAAACCCAAACTGAAGATGATGGGTATTGAGGCAATCAAAACCTCAACCCCTGCACCTTGTCGTCAATACATTAAAGATGCACTTGAGATCATCATGACAAAAGAAGAGGATGATGTCATTGACTTCATCGAGAGTGCTCGCAAAGAGTTCAGGAATCTTCGTCCTGATGAAATCGCATTTCCCCGTAGTGTATCTGAAATTAAGAAATGGGAATCTCGCACTGACATGTATAATAAAGGTTGTCCTATTCATGTTCGTGGTGCAATCCTCTACAATCACTATACTAAGAAAGCTGGACTTGATAAGAAGTATGCAGCAATTCAGAGTGGTGAAAAGATCAAGTTCTGTTATTTGAAAACACCTAATACTATTCAAGAGAATGTTTTCTCCTTCATTCAAGAGTTTCCGAAAGAACTAGATCTTGAAAAGTATATTGATTACGATGCACAGTTCAACAAATCTTTTGTAGAACCGATGAAGATTATTCTCAATGCGATTGGTTGGTCTGTAGAAAAGAAAGTAAGTTTGGAATCATTCTTCGCATGAATTTTTTATTCCCAACTCCATTTTTTGGTTTAGACAATTTTTTGTCTGAAGATGTAACTAAAAATCTCTATGATCAAATACTGGAAGATATTTCAAAAAATATAGGATATGTAAATCCAAATTGGGATTGTTTAGTAAACACTTCTGCTCAAAGAGATGATGCGGTAGTTTATCCAATGGATTCTTTCAAACAAGCATATGAAGAATTTTCTTCGCAACTACATCTATCTGAACACCTCTATGAGTTGATAAATCCTTGGTATAATTTTTACACTAAAGGTCAAAATCAAGAACCACATACACACCTGTATGCGCCAAATGCTATGTTTAGTGCAGTGTATTTTCTGAAAGGAACCGATAATACAAAAATAGTTTTTTCCAATCCATCTCAAAATTGGTTAAACTATCATAGTTATGATGCACATCATCCTGTCGCTAAAATTCATAAAAATATTCCAGAACATTCTTACGTCATGAATAAGTATGTTCATGAACCAAGAGATAATCAAATCATATTTTTTCCAGCATATCTGTCACACTATGTTCCATCACATAGATTTGATACACCTAGAATCACTGTTAGTTTCAACATCGAACTTGGAGAATGAAAAATTTATTTGGAGTTCCTTTCTGGGTATGTGATAATTTTCTATCAGATAGAACTTACCAAAAATTAGTTGGGGACATACATTTAGATGTTCTAAATGATTATCAAAATCCTGGGGTTAATTGTTCTTGTAAGACTTCCATTCATCAAAAAAATAATGTTAATTACCCACTTGATGAAATTGGAGAAGAGTATAAAAAATTTACCATAGAACTGGGATTAACAGAACATTCATATGAAATTCATGCCTTTTGGTGGAATTTTTATGAACAAAATACTAGTCAAGAACTACATACACACTTAGGTTCTACCGAAAAAAGAAATGAATTTGCTGGTGTCATTTTCTTGGATGGATGCGAAGAAACGGATTTGATTTTTATGAATCCATCCAGTCACAATCTTTACTTCATAGATAAACAACTTTATAGAAGAACTGAAGAACAATCTTTTTACTATGAACAGTGGGTTTATCAACCTAAGAACAATCAATTGATAATCTTTCCTTGTACTCTACAACATTATGTGTCTACTCATAAATGTCTTGAACCCAGAATGACAATCTCATTCAATATTCGTATCGAGACTAAATAATCTGTTTGCAAAAGCGAACGAACTCCTGTATAATTACCCCATTAACATAAAAAATATGGATCTTCCCATCAACGATAAAGAATTGAATACTATTGTTAGTGCCCTGCGTCTGGGTGGAGATGCAGCTCTTTATCAAAAACTAAATACTATCAAGCAAATCCGCGAGGAGAATCCTGGCGGTCCATATAAAAAAATTGCTAGAGAGAAGTTTGGTTTTGTTATCTAATGTTTTTTGAAAAAGTGAGCCTGGTTACAGGAGGGTTTGACCCTATTCATAGTGGACATATATCTTATTTTAAGAGAGCAAAAGATTTTTCTGACTACCTTGTAGTAGGATTGAATACTAATGAATGGTTAACTGCTAAAAAAGGTCAATACTTTTTATCTTGGGTTGAACGTGCGGAGATTGTACGTCATCTCAATATGGTCGATGCAGTGGTTACTGTTCCAGACGATGAGGTTGGATCTGCATGTGGCGCAATTGCTAAGTGTCTAGAGATTGCAGAGACTGTTGTATTTTGCAACGGTGGTGATCGTGGATCTGGAAATACACCAGAACTCGATATGTATGGAGACAATCCCCGAGTCCAGTTTGAATTTGGAGTCGGTGGAGATGATAAAATGAATAGTAGTTCTTGGATTCTCCGAGGATATTTTGAACGCCAACGTAAATTATTGGGCATCTGATGAATTTAAAAGTTTATGATGATGCAGTCACTCGTCATGAGAGAGGTGAAATTTTACATCGTGCTTTGCAATCACAACTAAGATTGGGTTGGAGAGATCAACACGTTAATGAACTTAATTATCAGAATCTTTATAGTGATTGGACTTTAGATGATTTAGAATCTTGTGGATTATGGAAATACTTTCAAGCTGTTATTGATGATACCCCATGGTTCACTAAATCTCAATTTTCTAGGTCAGTACTAAACGTAGTTCGACCAACTGATGTTCACTTGATTCATACACATTCGTCGCAAGCGGATAAAGTTATTTTGTACTATGTAAATCTTGAGTGGAAAGACGGATGGTATGGTGAAACTTTATTCTACAGTGATGATATTAAAGATGTAGCATTTACATCACCGTTTGTTCCTGGTAGAATAATTCTATTCGATGGACAAATTCCACATGCAATCCGACCGCAGTCAGTCGCAGGTCCAAAATATAGACTGAGTATTTCTACATTTTTTTCTTAAACTATGGACTTTCTAAAAGATATTGTAAAGGAGATTGGCGGTGAATACACACAACTCGCCTCAGACATTGACGACCATGAAACTTATGTGGACACGGGTTCGTACATTTTTAACGGACTTGTTTCAGGGTCTATATTTGGTGGTGTATCTGGGAATAAGATTACTGCCATTGCTGGCGAGTCTAGTACTGGAAAAACTTTTTTCAGTCTCG